ATTTTAAAAGGCGCTTATACTGAAACGCTTAAAAATCATGGTGTTCCAAAAATGTTGCTTCAACATGATAGCCATGCTTTACCAATAGGAAAATGGATAAATGTTAGCGAAGATTCAAAAGGCTTGCACGTAACCGGAGAATTTACCAAAGGCATGGCGGTTGCTGAAGATGCAAAAGCAGCTTTACAACACGGCACTGTTGACGGCTTATCCATTGGCTTTATGTTGCGTAAAGGTGACTATAAACAGTCTGATAAAGCAGAAAACGGGCGTATAATTGAAAAAGTATCTATGCTTAGAGAAATATCAGTCGTTACATTTCCAGCGGATTCCTATGCTAGAATAGATTTAAAAAGTGAAATTGAAGAAATTGAAACAATCAGAGACTTTGAGTTGCGGGACGCTGGAAGCCTTTCAAATTCTTCTGTTAAAATGCTAATAAGTAAGGCAAAAACCATTTTTCGAGATGAAAAAGAGGAAATAACGCCGGATTTAAGCGAAATAGTAAAAAGATTAACTAAAATATCAAGTTAATCTATAAATTAACCACGCCGTGAGGCGCTACGGGCTTGTCGTGAGACATCCCAATCCAATTTAAGGAACAAAAATGAGTATTGAATTAATCATGAAGTCGCTCGATCAAATCGAAGCGAAAATGGCGGCTCAATCTGAGTTAGCCGATAATCAAAAGAAAGAAACTGGCGCAATCAGTACCGAAGTTAAAAACGCCATTGAAGCCTTTGGCGAAAAACAGCGCGAACTTGCAGACGAACTTTTACAGTTAAAGCAAAAAGGCCTGGGATCTTTTGAAACAAAAACCGAAGATTCAGCCGGTGCGCAATTCACAAAATCATCCAATTATGAAGCCTTCGCTTCTGGTCAAACGTCTAAAGCGCGCTTTGAGGTAAAAAACACAGTAACAAATACTGTTGGTTTAACTTTCTCAGATCGTAAACCGGGTGTTATTGGTGGCGCGTTCCAGCAATTCAGCATTATGGATGCGTTAACAGTTGTGCCAACAACTTCAAGCAGCATTGATTATGTGCGTGAAAACGTGTTTACTAATAACGCGGCTGAGGTTGCAGAGGCGGCGCAAAAGCCTGAATCTGCTATTACCTTTACTCAAGTCAACGTCCCTGTAACCACCATTGCACATTGGATAAAGATTTCAAGACAGTTGGCAGCTGATAACTCAGCGTTAGCTTCTTATATCGACACCCGTATGCAATACGGTGTTAGATTGCGCCTTGAAAATCAGTTAGTTTCAGGTAACGGAACGGCTCCTAACATTAGCGGTTTGACGGCTTCCGGTAACTTTACAGCTCATGGCTATACGGCGGCCAACTTGACTTCAGCCGGTATGTTAAACAACAAAATAGATATTTTGGGTTTAACGTTGGGCGACACTCAAGCGGCTAACTATCCAGCCGACACTATTTTCTTTAATCCCGTTGATTACTGGAAAATGCGTTTGGCTAAGTCAACCACTAACGAGTATCTAATGGGTGATGTCAATTTACCAGGCCCGCCAAACATGTTCGGATTGCGTGTTGTTATCAGTAACAGCATTACTGCCGGTAACTTCTTGATGGGCAGTATGGCACAGGCAGCTACATTCTACATGCGTGAAGGCATTGTAGTTGATATGTCTGATAGCGATTCCGACAACTTTACCAAGAACTTAATCACTCTGCGTGCTGAAATGCGAGGCGCTTTGGCGGTTGAAAAACCAGCCGCTCTGCGTTACGGTTTGATTACTCCAGCTTAATAGCTAAGTTCACTTTCCCCGCCGAAAGGCGGGGGTTTGAGGTATAGATTATGGAATATGAAGTCGAAATAACAGGTATGGTAACTAGTTCGCCTTGGGGATCTTTTTCTACTGGCGATATTTACAGAGGCGATAAGGCCGTATGTGATCATTTGGTGAATCAATGCGGGATTGCTAAGTATGTGATCAAAGCAGAGCCAGAACCAGCTAAACCAGTCAAAGCCAATGCGAAACAGGGTTAAAGTAGAGCCAGCAGTTGAGCCTATAACACTGGCTGAAGCCCGTCAATATTTAGGCATTGCTCAAACTAGCGATACCAGTCGAGATGCTATCATCTCAACACATATTACTAGCGCTAGAGTCTGGGCAGAGCAATATACACGGCGCGCGTTTATTACGCAGACGCTTGAATTATTTTTGAATAGCTTTGACGATGCTATTTACTTAGTTAAGCCGGTGCAGTCAGTCACTAGCGTTAAGTATTACGATGAAGCTGGAACGCTTCAAACGGTTAATAGTGCAAATTACTTAGTTGAGCCAATTTCAGGCACGATTACAATTAAAAGCCCCAATTCATGGCCTTCTGTTCGTTTAGGAATGAATCAGGTTATTGTTGAGTATGTAACGGGCTATGGATTAGCCGCAGCCGTTCCAAGTGATATAAAAACAGCATTGAAGTTTTTAGTCGGGCATTGGGAGCGGTATCAAACCAGTATGGAGGGGGGTGTATTAACGACAGTACCATATGCAGTTGAACAATTGCTAAGCAATTACAAAGAATATGAAGGCTTTTTCCAAGCCTGGATAGATAGATAATGCACAAGCGTAGAAAGTTTTTAGAGTCATTACGAACGCAACTACAAGCCTTAAGCGGTTATGGTGGCGTATGGATTCAGCGAGCAAGCCCGAATAGGAATATGTATCCGGCAATTACGATCTACACGGAAAGCGAATCGGCACAGGCGCAAACCATCGGCGATCCTCCCTGTCTTGCTAGGGTTGCAAATGTTAATATTTCAGTCTGGATCAGAGGCACTCAGGACGATGAAAAGCTAGAACGGGACTTTGATAACTACGCTATGGATATAGAAAAGAATGTTATTTTACCTGTTGGAGCAGATAGTTTTTATTTGACGCAAACCGATTTTCAGTTTGCTGAAGATGATCCTGAAGTTAATGTATTAACTCTGCAATATAGACTAGAATATAGTGCATGGGAAAGGCAGCCAGACGCTGCATAGGTTTTGTTTTAATCGCGTCGTGATGACGCAATGATCCTTTAAGGGGAAAAAAATGGGTAAAGTCACAAAAATGAGTAACGTGTCCGTCTCTATGGAGTCGGCATTGGGCGCATCGGTTACAATATCATCAATCACTAAAGCCACTCCAGGCGTAGTTACAACGGGCGCAGTTCACAGTCTTGTTGTTGGAGATTACGTACTAATGACGGTTAACGGTATGTTCCAACTAAATGACAGGGTGTTTAGGGTTGCCACTGGCGGCTTTACTACAACAGCCTTTCAGCTTGAAGATATTAGCGGCGGTACTGGTATCAGTACACTGTTAATGGATACTTTTAGCAGCGGATCCGTTCAGAAGATTACTTTTGGAACGACTATCACCACAGTCGCCAATATGACTTCAAGCGGTGGTGAATTTGACTTTAAAGATACGTCTTTGATTCATAATAACTTTAAATCTCAGATTCCTGGATCAGCGTCTCCGGTTTCATTCACAATGGAGCATTTATGGGATTTGACCGACTCAGGCCAGCAAGCACTTGTAACAGCTTCTAATGCCCAGGCTAAGAAGTCATTTAAATTCGTTTATGGAACTGGCGGAGTTGTTCAGGTGTTTACGGGCTATGTTGGTTACGTTGGTGTACCATCAGGACAAGCGCAAGACGTACTTAAATCAAGCGCAACTATCACAGCAAACGGATTACCAACATTCTACAGCGCTTAATTTATGTCAAACGCATTAATTGAAAAAATAAGGAATGCTCGCAAGTCTAGTATAACAGTCGGTAAGTTTAATTTTACAATTACACGACCGACTGATTTACAAATGGCTTATTTGTCAGGGAAAAGTAACGACGAAATATTAAAAATGTTCGTCGTTGACTGGAATCTTCAGGAAATTGATATTGTCCCTGGTGGATCTGCTATTCCGGTTCCATTTGATTCTGAAGTATTCCTTGAATGGATAAGCGATTATCCAGAGGCATGGACGCCTATTATTAATGGCGTTATGGAATCTTACCAGCGCCATAATGAGGCAAGAGAGCTAAACGGAAAAAAGCCAGAGAATGGCTAAGCCTTCAAAGCCTTCCTGTTAAGCCAGGTCGCCCAGGGATAGGGCTAGAATTAGCTTTGATGGCTTGGCGTGACATGGGAGGGCAAATAGACTGGCAAGCTATACCAATACTAAGCGAAGTCTATGGAATAGAAAAGATTGACTTTTTTATCAATGACTTGGTTTCAATTCGTGACCATTTACTCGATCAAGAATAGTCGTTATGAGCATAGATATAAACGTCACAGGCATTAATGAAACAGTTAGAGACATTAGCAATTATAGCAATCAATTAATTGATAAAGTCGTTTCGTTAAGCCTTCGCTCAGGCGCTAATCTATTAAAAGGCAAGCTACAAGCAGCCGCACCAATTAATAAAACGCCTTCTAAGTATTTTCCAGCAGGCCGGTTAAAGCGGTCTTTTTTCTTTAAAGTTTCCAAAATTCACAAGCGACGAACTGACGGCACTATTGGCTATTACATCAGGCCAAAAGAAAAAGGCGGTAAAGGTGCGACAGGTGGAGGCGGTCGTTATGGCAATGCTAAAAATGCTTATTATGCTCAAATGGTCGAGGATGGTTACGAGGTAAAAGGCAAAAGCCCGATAGAAAGAAGGCGAATAGGTTCAACGGGTTTAAAATCAGGGCGAAAAACCGTTGCTACGGGTAAAATGGTATCAGGAACGCACTTTATAAGGAATACTTATA